ATGCCCGCCATGGATTACACCATGCTGCGCGGACGCATCCGCGACTGTGGGATGACCCAGAAGGACCTGGCGGAAAAGGCCGGTATCAGTGAGGGGCAGTTTTGCCAGAAGCTGGCCGGGAATTTTGCATTCCGTCAAGATGAGATCGACCGCATCTGCACCCTGCTGAACATCCCGTCCGCAGAGATTGGCCACTATTTCTTTTTGCCTAAAAAGTTGTGATTTAACAACATTCAAGGAGCAAAACACACATGAAACGCCCAGAAGCCTGGCACGACGCCTATCGCGCCATCTACTCCACCACCGGCTGCATCCGGCTGACCGTTACACAGGCGGCTGCCCAGATGGGCACCACGCCAAAGCGGGTCACGCAGCAGTACCCGGACGGGTGGAGCGGCCAGGGCCGGGGCAAGACCATCCGGCTGGACACCCTGCTGGATCAGGAATTCAAACTTTACTGAGGAGGAACCACAAAATGAGACTGAAACCCGCAGTTTTGCAATGGGCGGCTGTCGCCTGCGGCGCGGTCGGCCTGCTGTACGCTCTCGGCATCGAGGGCGGCGCACAAATTGGCCAGCCCATCACGGACGGCCAGTTCGGCACCGCGATGGTGCTGATCCTGGCAGCCATTGCGCTGGGCCGTCTGAGCTTCGCGCTTGAGGACGCCCAGGAGCGCCGGAGCCCTTACGGCAAAATCGACCGCACACACGCCCGTAACCCTGAATACCCGGCCCTGCCCGAGCATTGCAGCCGCAGGGACGCCTGAAAGGAGGACATACGATGTTCAACGACAAGAGACGCGGCGACGTTTACTGGATGACCGATACCCCGCTCCGAGAGGGAGATACCCACATCCTGCGGGGCGACCGCCCGGCGGTGATCGTCAGCAGCGACGAGGTCAATCAGACCAGCCCGACCGTTACGGTCATCCCGCTGACCACCAGCGCCGCCAAGCTGGAACGCGGCGACGGCTACTGCAACAACGTTCTCCTGATGAGCCTGAATCTGCCCAGCGTTGCCGTGACCCGGCAGGTCCGCACCATCGACGCGGACGACCTTCAGCGGTACTTGGGGCACCTGCCTGACCGCGAGATGACCCGGTTGGATGCCGTGCTGCACCGGGTGCTGGGGCTGTGAAGTGGTACACCGCCTACAACCGCCGGACAGAGGAAATCCTCGCCTGCGGCTCGGCGCAGCAGGTAGCCGACGCTTTGGGAATGAAGCTCGGCAGCTTTTACACAGCGGTCACCAGGAGCCGGACCTGGGAGAATTCCAAATACGATTTTGTGATCGAAGATATCAACGAGCGCAAGTTCGAAAAGGAGTATGCACTATGAAAACGCTTAAAGTCAAACTGACTTTCACCGAGCCCCTGCTGGGCACCTGGCCCGCCAAACCCAACGTGGCGAGGCTGGGCAGCCGATCCTGTATGATTATCAAGTCAGAAGAAAGCCGTGAACGAATCCGGCAAGCTGACGGCATATAAGAAGATCATAGACGGCCTGATCTTTGTCGGGCCCCGCCAGATTCCCCTGCTCCTCAGCGGAGAGATGACCGAGTGCCAGCGCCCCCTGCGGGCCCAGACAGCCCAGGGCGAGCGCGTGAGCCTTGCCAACTCCGAGGAGATCCCCGCAGGCAGCACCTGCGAGTTCGAGATCACCTGCATGGACGATGCCCACGAGAAAGCGGTGATAGAACTGCAAAGCATAGATTCGACAGAATCTTTTTATAAAAGGAGCGTAACACTATGAATTTCGACCTTCACCTTTACGGCGAAACACCGGAAGAACTGCTGAACGTACTGGCTCACCTGGGCCACATGGACAGCAACTATCACACCCCCAGCCCCGACGAGCGTCACCCTGCGCAGGCCCCCGCCCCGCAGCCCCAGAGCGAGCCTGTGACGCAGCCGGACAAACCCAAGGCGCAGCAGACCCCTGCCAAGCAGAAAAAGGCCGCACAGAAGCCCGCAGCGGCCCCTGCGGAGGAGCCTGCAAACCCTACAACGGCAGAAGCCTCGGATTCTCCCTCGCAGGCGGATGCCGCACCGGTGACCTCAACCTCCGCGCCCGAATCCGTACCCGCTGCTGAGCCGGAGAAAGACCCTGCCACGCTGGACAAAATCCGCGATCTGGCCCGCAGCTTGATCGTGGCTGGCAAGCGGGCAGGTGTTCAGGCAGCCATCAAAGCCACCGGTGCTGCATCCGTCTCTAAGCTGCCGCCTGACAGCTACACCAGCGTCTGGGAGGAACTGCTCAAGCTGAAAGACGAGGTGGACGCAAATGCCTCCAATTAAACACGCCCTGCTGGGTGCATCCAGCGCAGCCCGGTGGATCGCCTGCCCGCCCAGTGCCCGGGCCACCGAACACCTGCCCGAGGAAACCAGCAAGTACGCCGTAGAGGGCACAAGAGCCCATGAGCTGTGCGAGGCCCACCTGAGGAACAACCTCCGGTGGTGGGAAGCAGGCTACGGGGCACTCCCGCTGTCCGGGTCAATCCGGCTGGACGGCGAGCCGGACGACCCGCCTGAAATGGTGAGGGCCACCAACCAATACGTGGACTTTGTGCACCTTCAGTGGGGGCTTTACCTCCACCAGCCCAGCGTATTCATCGAGCAGGAGGTGGACGTGAGCCAGTGGGTGCCCGGTGGCTTCGGTACCTGCGACTGCCTGCTGATCGGCGACGGCATCCTGCACATCATCGACTTCAAGTATGGGCAGGGCGTACCGGTGAACCCGGAGCGCAACCCGCAGCTCATGTACTACGCCCTCGGAGCTTACGCCCTGTTTGACGGCATCGAAGAAGTAGACACAGTGCGCCTGAGCATCGTACAACCCCGGATGCAGGAGGAACCCCAGACATGGGAGCTGCCGCTGGCCGATCTGCTCAGCTGGGCACGGGAAGTGCTGGCACCAGCTGCCCACATGGCATGGCGGGGCGAGGGCGAGTTTGTCACCGGCGACCACTGCCGCTTCTGCAAGGCGCACCCCGCCTGCCGGGCCTGGAAAGACAAGTACGGCCCTCTGGCCGGGTTTGAGCCCTATCCGGAGCCCACTACGCTCTCCGACGAGGAGCTGGGCGAGTGGCTGCAAAAGCTGGAAGGACTGGCCGCCTACGCCAAAGAGTTGGAGGACTACGCCCAGCAGGCCCTGATGGAGGGCCGTATCCTGCCCGGCTGGAAGCTGGTGCAGGGCCGCAGCACCCGCAAGTGGACAGACCAGGACGCCGCGTTCCAGCAGATGGAGCACGACGGCATCGACGAGGCCATGCTGTACACCCGCACCCCCATTTCCCTGACCGCTGCCGAGAAGATGATCGGCAAAAAGAAATTTGCCGAGACCATGTCGGCCTTTATCACACGGGCACCCGGCGCGCCCAAGCTGGCAGCAGCCAGCGACCCGCGCCCTGCCTACGACCGTTTAGAGGGCTTCGAGCCCATGGAGGATTGAACTATGAATGCAAATGAAGTCATTATCCCCTGCCGCCTGTCTTACGCCAACATCTGGGAGCCCAAGCAGGTAAACGGCACCGGCGACCCCAAGTACAGCTGCTGCCTGCTGATCTCCAAGAAGGACACCGAAACCCTGGCCAAGATCAGGGCAGCCATTGAAGCGGTCAAGAAAGACCCGGCGTCCCTCGCCAAGTGGGGCGGCAAGCTGCCCCCGAAGCTGAAGGAGCCCCTGCGTGACGGCGACGAGGAGAAGGACGACGAGAACTACGCGGGCTGCTACTTTCTGAACGCCAATGCCAACGCCAACCGCCGCCCGCTGATCGTTGACCGCCAGTGCGCTGAGATCCTCGATCAGGAGGAAGTGTACAGTGGCTGCTATGCGCAGGTCAAGGTCGGCCTTTTCTCCTACAGCGCCAGCGGCAACCGCGGCATCGGCGCAGGCCTTGAGACCATCCGCAAGGTGCGCGACGGCGAGCGCCTGAGCGGCGGCAACAATCTGGACGGCTTCGAGGCGCTGGACGATGCCGACGACAGCTTCCTCGACTAAACACCCACACGCCGGAGGCCCCCGCAAAGGACCTCCGGTCTTTTCTCAGGAAAGGAGGCTGCCGTGAAACCGATCATCACGGTGGATATCGAGACCTACTCGCCGCAGGACATCAAGACGGTGGGCGCCTACCGGTACGCACAAGACCCGGAGTTCCAGATTCTTCTGCTGGGCTACGCCCTAGCGGATAACGATCCAACGGTAATCGACCTGACCAGCTGGCCGGACACAAAGCATTTTCTGCGCGAACAGCTGCCGTGGCTGCTGGATGACAGCTACACCAAGCGGGCGCACAATGCCGCCTTCGAGTGGTGGTGCCTTTCTGAGGCCATGGGCCTGAGCTGGGAGCAGCGGGTGCTCTGGCTCCAGCAGTGGGAGTGCAGCATGGTGCACGCACTGTACTGCGGCCTGCCCGCTCAGCTGGGTGCCCTCGGTGCGGCCCTGAAGCAGCCGGAGGACGCCCTTAAGATGAAGGAGGGCAAGGCCCTTATCAAATACTTCTGCACGCCCTGCAAGCCAACCAAGGTCAACGGCGGGCGCACCCGCAACCTGCCCCACCACGACGCTGCCAAGTGGAAGCTTTTCTGCAAATACAACGGCATGGATGTGATCGCTGAGCGGGCCAACGACCGCAAGCTGGCCCCCTGGCCGGTGCCGGAGGAGATCATGCAGCAGTGGCGGGAGGATGTGGAGATGAACGCCCGGGGCGTGGCCGTGGACATGGAACTGGTGGAGGGCGCCCTTGCCTGCTCGGCTTTGATCACCGAGGAGCAGACCGCAGAGTGCAAAGCCCTGACAGGGCTGGCAAACCCCGGCAGCCGCGCCCAGCTCCTCGGCTGGCTCCACAACCGAGGCATAGAGCTGCCGGGGCTGACCAAAGAGGATGTGGGCAAGGCACTGGCAGGCGACTTGCCCAGCGATGTGCGCCGGGTGCTGGAGCTCCGGCAGCAGCTGGGCAAGACCAGCAACACCAAGTATGAGACCATCGCAGCCAGCGCAGGCCCCGACCACCGGGTACGAGGCACCCTGCAATTCTACGGAGCCAGCCGGACAGGGCGCTGGGCCGGGCGGCTGCTTCAGGTGCAGAACCTGCCCCGCACCTACCTCGACCATCAGGCCGAGTGGCGGGACATTGTCAAGTTGCACGACCCCGAAGCGCTGGCGCTGCTGACCGACAACGTCAGCGACACCCTGAGTCAGCTCATCCGTACGGCACTGGTGCCCGCCAAAGGGTACACCTTCGTGGATGCCGATTTCTCCGCCATCGAGGCCCGGCTGATCGCATGGCTAGCCGGTGAGGAGTGGGTGCTGGACGTTTTCCGCACCACCGGCAAGATCTACGAGGCCACCGCAGCCCGCATCTTCGGCGTGCCCTTTGACAGCATCGCCAAAGGCAACCCCAACTACAAGTACCGCCAGCGCGGCAAAGTGGCAACGCTGGCTCTGGGCTATCAGGGCGGCGTGGGCGCTATGAAGCGCATGGGCGGCGATCAGCTGGGTCTGGACGACGAGGGCCTGCAAGACATCGTGAACCGCTGGCGGCGGCAGAACCCCCGCATCTGCAAGCTCTGGCGCAGGATGCAGGACGCCGCTGTGCACACCATCCGAACCGGCAAGACCACCCAGCCCAGAGCGGGCGTGATCTTCCGCAAAGAACTTGCCCCGGATTTTCCCTTCCCGTTTCTGACCCTGCAGCTGCCCAGCGGGCGCAAGCTGTTCTATGCCGACCCCGGCACCACGCCGGATGACCGCATTACTTATAAGGAATGGGACAACGGCGGCTGGCGGGAAGCAGAGACCTACGGTGGCAAGCTGACCGAGAACCTCACCCAAGCCGTGGGCCGCGACTGTCTGGCCTTTGCGCTGGACAACCTGCGCCGGGCGGGCTACCGGGTGGTGTTCCACGTCCACGACGAGGTGATCATCGAGCTGCCGGACACGCAGGACGCAGACGCCGCACTTCAGGATGTGGTGCGCATCATGAGCATCGTGCCGCCATGGGCCGAGGGCCTGCCCCTGAACGCCGCCGGCTGGCACGGCGACTTTTTTACAAAGGACTGAGGACGATGAAAAAGAAAACAGAATCCCTGCCCAGCGCCTCGGGGCTGCTCACCTGCACCTGCGGGGCGATGCCCTACGATGCAGAAAAACGCCCACACGGCAGAGTCGGGCTGACCCGCTACCGCAAGAGCAGTAGGTACGCGAAGGACGGCGGCTGGTCGGTGGTCTGCACCCGCTGCGGCAGGGTCGGCGAGCGCGGCAGCACCCAGATCGAAGCAAAGTCCAAATGGAACGCGCGGCTGTACAAGTACGGCCCGCTGAAGGAGGTGGATTCATGAGCGCTACACCGATCGCAATCAGCGTGGGCGACAGCCGGACAGCGACCAAATGGGAGCCAAGAGTTCTGGACTGGGTCAGTTTCACAGGGAGCCTGCAAGTCAAAATGAAGGCCAACTGCGGCAGGATCACCCACGCGGAGTACATGGCCCTGCCCAAGAGCAAGCAGGCTGACCTGAAGGACGTGGGCGGTTTCGTGGGCGGCACCCTGCGGAACGGGAGCCGCAAGCGCGGCTGCTGCACCGGGCGCAGCCTGATCACGCTGGACATGGACAACTGCGAGCCCGGCAGCACCGCCAAATGGGTGCAGGCCATCAAAGACATGGGCACCGCAGCGGTCTACTCCACCCGGAAGCACGACCCGGAGCACCCGCGTCTGCGGGCCATCTTCCCCACCGACCGCGTGATGCAGCCGGAGGAGTACCAGCCCTGCGCCCGGATGCTGGCCCAGATGCTGGACCCCACCATGAAGGTGTTTGACCCGACCACCTTCGAGACCGAGCGTCTGATGTACTGGCCCAGCCGCAGCGCCGACAGCCAGTGGGTCTGCGCGGCCACCGAGGACGGCAGCCGGATCAGCGTGGACGACGACCTGCTGTGGCTCTACGCGGACTGGCACGACGTGCGGCAATGGCCTGCGTGCCCCGCTGAGACGGTCAAGCTGCCCGGCGGCAAGCAGGCCGACCCCACCACAAAACAGGGCGTCGTGGGCGCTTTCTGCCGGACCTACGATGTACCCGCAGCCATCGAGAAATTCCTGCCCGGTGTGTACGTGGACGCAGGCGCAGGCCGCCTGACCTACGCCGCAGGCAGCACCACAGCCGGCGCGGTGCTCTACGACAACGACACCTTTATTTATAGCCACCACAGCACCGACCCGGCAGGCGGCAAGCTGCTGAACGCATGGGACCTTGTGCGCATCCACAAGTTCGGCGAGCTGGACGCGGACGTCGCCCCGGGCACGCCCACCGCTTCCCTGCCCAGCTGGCAGCAGATGCGGGCGCTGGCCGAGAGCGACGGTCCCACGGCGGCCCTGCTGCGGCAGGAAGCCGTAGACCATGCGAAAGAGGGCTTCGAACCGCTGCCGGAGGAGGACACCGACCCGGACAAGTGGCAGGAGAAGCTCGACCGTACCCAGAAAGGCACCTTGGCCTGCACCATCCAGAATGCGTGGGTCATCCTCGAGCATGACCCGGCGCTCAAGGGTCGTATCTGGTCGGACACCTTCGCTGAGCGGCTGCGGTGCAAAGGCCCGTTCCCATGGAGCGACAAACCGCAGGAGCGGGACTGGTCGGACGAGGACGACGCAGGCGTGCGGTGGTACCTCGAGAGCATCTACCACTTCAGCGGGGTCAATAAGGCCGCCGACGCCGTGGCCCTGACCGGCGGGCACCACGCCAAGGACCCGGTGCGGGAGTACCTGCAGGGCCTTGTCTGGGACGGCACCGAACGGCTGGACAGGCTGTTCATCGACTACCTCGGCGCGGAGGACAGCAGCTACACCCGCGCGGTGACGCGGAAGATGTTCGTCGCGGCAGTGGCGCGGTGCTTCCGGCCGGGGTGCAAGTTCGACCAGATCTGCATCCTCAGCGGCAAACAGGGCATCGGCAAGAGCCTGCTGCTCAGCCGGATGGGCAGAGAGTGGTTCAACGACAGCATCACCAGCTTTGACGGCAAAGAGGCCCGCGAGAACCTGCGCGGCGTGTGGATCGTCGAGCTGGGCGAAATGACGGCCTTCAGCCGCAGCGAAAGCGAAGCGGCCAAGCAGTTTTTGAGCCAGACCGAGGACCGCTACCGGGCTGCTTATGGCCGCCGGACGGTGCAGTACCCCCGCCGGTGCGTGTTCTTCGGCACATCTAACGGGTCCGATTTCCTCCGCGACGCCACCGGCAACCGTCGTTACTGGCCCATAGACTGCAGCTTTGAGCGCCGCACGAAGGTGGTCCACGATGATCTGACCCCCGCTGAGGTCGATCAGGTGTGGGCCGAAGCCGTGACCCGGTTCAACGCCGGAGAGGAACTCATCCTTCGTGACGAGCTGCAAAAGGCAGCGCTGGCCGAGCAGCAGGCCCACACCGAGCGTGACCCGTGGGAGGGCGACATCCTGGAGTTTTTGGCAAAGCCGGTGCCCGCCGACTGGGCAAAGCGCACCGTGGACGAGCGTGTGGCCTGGTGGGAAAACGGCCCGAACGATGCCCCCGCAGACGGCCAGCAGCGCGCCACGATTTGCGTCAACGAGCTGTGGCGGGAGTGTCTGGACAGCACCGGAAAGGCTCCCGACCGGGTACAGTCCAAGCGCATCGCGGCGGTGCTGAACGGCCTGCCGGACTGGACGCCGGGCAAGTACCCGCAGCGGTGCGGATGCTACGGCGTGCAGCGCATCTGGCGCAGAAAATCCGAGTAATTCCAAAGCGCCGAAACCACTTTGATGAACATACAGAACATACAGAGCAGGTCGGCGTAACAGAGCATACAGAGATTTTCGCAAACATTAAGAGAACCGAAGAAATCAAGCGCCGAAAAGCGGTTTCGAACATACAGAACATACAGCCAACATACAAAGCCTGAAAAGTTTGTATGCACGAAAAAGCAAGCACTCATGCGGCTTTTTACCCCGAAACATACTCAACATACAATCTTTTCCCCTAGAAGAAGAAAAAGTGAGGGAAATAAGGCGCGTGCGCATACCCGCGAGAGCCTTATACGCTTCGCGTGAGGAATTATAGGGCTTTGGGTATGTTTTGTATGTTTGTATGTTCGGTCCAAAACGAAAGGAGAAACTACAATGCCGACAAATAAGCCCCTGGAAAAGAGCATCGAGAACGTGCTGCGCAAGGCCGTGGAGGACGAGGGCGGGGTGTGCCTGAAATGGACCTGCCCCGGGCACAGGGGCGTGCCGGATCGGATGATCTTGTTCCCCGGCGGCATCATCGCCTTTGTGGAGCTCAAGCGCCCCGGAGCAAAGGTCAAGGCGGGAGGACTGCAGGAGTGGTGGAGGACGAAGATTCTGAGCTTCGGGTTCCCCTGCTATGAAATCAGCACCGCAGGGGACGCCCGACACCTGGTGGACTTCCTGAGCACCAGGAGCTTCTTTGCTCAGGTCGAGGAGAGCGACAACTGACGCGCTGCCCTAAAAGAAACGGAGGTCAAAGCAATGCAGCAATTTCATCCGCACCCGTATCAGCAGGCGGGCATCGACGCCATTCTGGAAAAGCCTGGCGTGGCACTCTGGATGGAGATGGGCCTGGGCAAGACTGTCGTCACCCTGACTGCCATCGACCAGCTGATCTACGACCGGCTGGAGATCGACAAGGTGCTCATCGTTGCCCCGAAGAAGGTCGCCGAAGCAACGTGGCAGGACGAAGCCGCCAAGTGGGGGCACCTGCGGCACCTGCGCATTTCCACCGTGCTGGGCACCGAGAAGCAGCGCAAAGCCGCTCTGGCAGCCCAGGCGGATATTTACATCATCAACCGCGAGAACGTCCCCTGGCTGGTGCACACACTGGGCCGCAGCTGGGATTTTGACATGGTGGTGCTGGACGAAGCCAGCAGCTTTAAGAACCACGCAGCGCAGCGGTTCAAAGCGCTCAAGGCCGTGCGCCCGAGGGTGCACAAGGTAGTGGAGCTGACCGGCACACCAAGGCCCAACAGCCTGCTGGACCTCTGGGCGCAGATCTACCTGCTCGACCAGGGCGAACGGCTGGGGCGGTACATCACCCACTACCGCAAGACATACTTCTGGCCCACCGAGTACAGCTACGAACCCCGGGAGGGCGCAGCCGAAGCGGTGGAAGGCCGCATCAAGGATATCGTCCTGAGCTTCAAAGCAGCCGACCACCTGACCCTGCCGGAGAAGATCATCGACGACATCCCGGTGGTGCTGGATACGACTGCCCAGAGGATCTACAAAAAGCTCGAAAAAGACTACCTGCTGGAAGTGAACGGCGAGACCATCACCGCCCAGCAGGCCGCCACCCTGACCGGCAAGCTCTTACAGCTGTGCAACGGCAGCATCTACAGCGAGGAGGGCCGGACCATTCCGATCCACCGGTGCAAGCTGGACGCCTTCGATGAGCTGATCGACGCTCTGGACGGCCAGAAAGCCCTCGTGTTTTACGGCTTTCGCTTCGACGAGGAGCAGCTCACCGAGACACTGAAAACGCGCCACAAGGGCCTGCGATTTGCCGTGCTGAACAACGAGCACGACGTAGCGGCATGGAACGCCGGAGAACTGGACGTTCTGCTGGCGCACCCGGCCAGCTGCGCCTACGGCCTGAACCTTCAGCAGGGCGGCCACCACCTGATCTGGTACAGCCTGCCGTGGAGTCTGGAGCTGTATGCCCAGGGCGAAGCGCGGCTCTACCGGCAGGGCCAGACCCAGAGCGTCATCGTCCACCGGCTCATCGTCAAGGGCGGCGCGGACGAGATGGTGGTAAAAGCCCTGAACCGCAAAGACCGCAGCCAGAACGCCCTGATGCAGGCCGTCAAGACCCACATTCAGGCAGCACAGAAGGGAGACAGCAAGTGAGCATCCGAGCATTCCGCAAGCTTTCCCGCGCAGAGCGGCGCGGCTTTATCAACACCATCGAGGACCCGCTGACCCGCCGGGCCTTTGAGATCACCTTTCTGGGCCCCGGCAAGGTCAGCTGGAACCGGGCCGCCATGCTCTACGGCGGCGGCATTTCCCCCGAGACCCTGCGCGTCTGGGTCTGGCGGGAGCTGCAGCGCTGCAAGTAAGTCATAACGGTTTTACCAAGAAACCCATGCTATGCTTTTCTGGATAACACGCAGGAGGGCGAAGCATGGGTTTTTCTAACGAGCGGATGAGGACGGGGCAGCTGGTGAACTGGTTCCTGCTGGACGGTCTGGAAATGACCCCGGCGGGCAATCCCATCACCAAGGCCCTGCCGCTGCCCTTCGGCGTAGACCACCTGATCGGTTTCAACGAGCTGCTGACCTGCAAGCACCCGGAGAGCGCAGGCGTGCACTTCTTCCTCGACGATTACCAGTTCGAGCGCTTCTGGCGGCAGCCGGAGCGCTACCTCAACGCGCTGGCAAAGTTCCCGATGGTGCTCGGCCCGACATTTTCCCTTTACACCGATTTCCCGGCCCCGATCCAGCGCTGGAACCACTACCGCAACCAATTTCTGGCAGCATGGCTTCAGGCCAACGGTGTCTGTTGCATTCAGGCCCCTGGATGGGCGGGCCCAGACAGCTACGGCTGGTGCTTCGATGGACTCAGCAAGGGCGGTGCAGTGGCGATCAGTTCCCTGGGCACCGGAGTGCACAGCAGCACCAAGGATGCATTCCGGCAGGGTTTTGCTGCCATGCTGGACGCCTGTGAGCCGGAGGAAATCTTGTTCTACGGCAAGGTGCCGCCGGACACCGCAGCACTGCTCCGGGAGCGTGGCATTCAGTGGCAGGCATTCCCGCACCGGATGGCAGAACGTCTGCGCGGTGCGGCATTTTTGGATTCAGACAGTGAGGAGGCGGAGCAATGTCCCAAGGCGGAGCAAGCTACGGCGGGTCCCAAGGCGTAAAAGGCGCTAAAGCCGCAGGTGCCGCAGCAGCAGTCCAGGCTGCCGTGCCACAGGTGCAGGCGACCCCGGTAGTGCAGCAAGCAGGCCCGCCCACCGGTGCAAATGGCTTCCCACATCTGACCCAGCAGCAGGTCTCCGCCATGGAGAGCGCCGCACAGCAGCAGATGATGCGAGATCCAAAGCTGGTAGCGGGCGTGACCGACTACATCAACCCGGTGATGCAGAGCAACGGCAAGGCCCTGAGCCAGAATGCTAACTGGGCTGCCGCCACTGGCCAGCCCTTAACCGCGCAGCAGCAGAGAATGCTCAATGCAGTGGACAAGTTGGCAAAACCCATCGGCGTCGAGACGACCCTCTACCGCGCCGACCACTCGGACTTTCTCGAGCGCAACTGCGGACTGCCCACGAACTACAGTAGCATGAGCGACGCGCAGATTCGCAAGGCGCTGGTGGGCAAGTCTTGGACGAGCACCAGCCTGGAGTCCACAGCCTACGACAGCCGGAACAATCCCTTCTGGCCGCAGCCGAATGGGCGCGGTACAGGCACACATGGACAGGGTGGTATCCGCTCCGGCAACCGCGAAATCCTGATCCGGTACCACACCGCAGGCAGCACCCGCGCAGCGTTCATCCAGCCCAGCCAGTCCGAAGCAGTTCTGGCGGTAGGCACCCATCACAAGATTACCGGCGTGCGCAGCACCCGGCTCGGCCCGTCCCACACCTACCTCAGCGGCAAGAAGGTTCTTGAGCTGGAAATCGAAGTGTGGTAAAATCAAACTGGAGGTATTTCACAATGGCATCCTCGACAAAAAAGCAGCCCCAGACCGGCAGTTTTATTCAGCGAGACACTCCGCCTGTTTCAGAAGGACCGATCCACTTCGGCTCGAACATGACGGACGCTGACGGAACCGTTCTGACCGACAGCAAAGGCAACTGGGTCGGGCCCATTTCCCGGCTGGCCCCGGAGTACCGCAAGTATGTGAAAAAGCCCACCCCCAAGAAGAAGACCGCCAAAGCAAAACCCAAGAAAAAGTAATTCGTAACGTTTTGCTCCGCCGATCTGTGTTACCCTTGACCGAGAAATCCACGGCCAAGGGAGGAATCACATGTCACAGGGAGGCGCAAGCTATGGCGGCAGCCACGGCATGGGTGGAGGCGGCGGTGCGGCAAAAGCAGCACCGAAAGCACCTGCGCCCCAGACCCGTGAACAGCAGCTGCTGGCCCAGATCAAGGGCAGCCCCGCAGCGCTGATGCAGATGAGCGATCAGGATGCGCTGGATACAGTCAAGGCCATCGCTGCGCAGCCGATCGCAACGGATGGCACCCAGAACGACACCTTCTGCCAGCGTTGGCTCAACGCCACCGGGCTGGCAAACGAGCTGCCGGAAGTTCTGGATGATGTGGCCTTTGGCAAAGCCCGCCGCAAAGCAGGTGCGGACAAGTTGTACCACAGCGACACACCGTATGACGGCAACGCGGCGACGGCGGTAAAAACGCTGAAACAACTGCAGACAGGAAATACTGCGTTTGCCTCTTTTGGTACGCACGGAAGCGGCACCTACCTTGACATCGACGCAGCCAGCAATGCCCGCAACTATGCGGGCTACAATGGCTCCCAGGTCAAGATGTTCCTGAACAAGAATGCAAAGGTTGCAACCTTCTCTGAGCTGTTCCAGGCGCAGTCCAATTTCCAGAACAAACACCCCAAAACCTACAAATACCTCGTCAGCCATCACACTGGCACCATGTGGGGCGCCAGCGAATTAAAGACGATCTGGTTAACCAGCGCTGGCTACAACGCCTATGATGCTGGTCACTACAAAGTGGCCTACAGCCGCAAGGCCCTAACGATCTGCAAAACGATCAAGGGCAGGCAGCAGATCACCCCGAACTGGTAAAGGAGCTTACACATGAGTGAGAAAGATATGCAGCAGCGCCGTTCTTCGGACGCAGCAGCGGCGTTGATCGACCGCCGTGAGGCCGAGCTTCGCAAGAAAGCCAAGACCCCGAGTGAGCTCCGCAATTGCCGCCAGCAGGCCGCAATGGAGTGGGATGCCCACATCGGATACATCGACAAGCGCGACCTTCCCAAGGGCTGGAAGGACCCCTACGCCAAGCTGGACAAGTCGTCCAAAGCCAAGCCCAAGACCACCAAGGCAAAGGCCAAAAAGTAAGTCATAACGTTTTTACCCTAGGCTCTCTGGTACAATTGCCAGAGAGCCTATTTTATTTGCCCGGAGGGATTGTATGGACGGAACGAAACACCAAATCGAGTACAAACGGCTGGACGAGATCTGCCCCTACGACAATAACCCCCGGCGCAACGACGAGGCCGCAAAGGCCGTGGCCAACAGCATCAAGGAATTCGGCTTCCAGTCCCCCATCATCGTGGACAGGGACGGCGTGATCATCGCCGGACACACCCGGTACAAGGCCGCCCGGCGGCTGAAGCTGCAGGAGGTGCCGGTGATCGTAGCGGCAGAGCTGGACCCAGAAAAGGTCAAAGCCCTGCGCATCGCCGACAACTCCACCGGCGAAGTTGCCCAGTGGGACTTGCAGCTTCTGGTGCAGGAGCTGACCGGCATCAGCTACGACATGACCGACTTCGGCCTGAACCTCCAGATCAAGATCGACGAGGAGGTCAAAGAGGACGACTTCGACGCAGAACCGCCGGAAGCTCCCATCACCCAGCGCGGCGATATCTGGCTGCTGGGTGACCACCGTGTGATGTGCGGTGACAGCACCAGCCCGCAGGACGTGGAGCAGCTCATGGACGGCCAGCTGGCCGATCTACTGCTCACCGACCCGCCCTACAACGTGAACTACGAGGGCTCGAACGGCAAGAAGATCGAGAACGACAACATGGCCGAAAGTCAGTTCCGGCAGTTCCTGCTGCAGGCATACAGCCGGGCCTTCGATGCCTGCCGCACCGGTGCCAGCGCGTACATCTTCCACGCCGACACCGAGGGTGAAGCGTTCCGGGCCATGTTCCGGGAGGCGGGCTGGGGCCTGCACGGGTGTCTGGTCTGGGTCAAGAACAGCCTTGTCCTCGGCCACAGCGACTACCAGTGGCAGCACGAGCCCTGCCTGTACGGCTGGAAGCCCGGCGCAAACCACTACTTCATCAACGATCGCAGCCAGACCACCGTCATTGACGACGCAAAGCCGGACGACCTGCGGCACATGAAGAAAGACGAGCTGCTGGACTGGGCCATCAAGGCGCAGGCCCTGCTGACCGAGAAGCCCAGCAGCGTGATCCGCTGTGACAAGCCGCCTCGCAACGCAGAGCACCCCACCATGAAGCCGGTGGTGCTGTGCGGCAGGCTCATCAAGAACAGCTCCCTGCCCGGCCAGACCGTGCTGGACCTGTTCGGCGGCAGCGGTTCTACGCTGATCGCTTGCGAGCAGTTGAGCCGGAAGTGCTACACCATGGAGTACGATCCCCGCTATGTGGACGTGATCGTCAAGCGCTGGGAGGACTTCACTGGTGAAAAGGCTGTTCGGCTGAAATAACCATTCCCCGCCGGGGCAGGTTCTTTACTCCTTTCCCGCCCCGGCTTTTATCTTAGCCAAAACGGCACGCACACGGGTCATCCTCCGCCCGCAGGGCTCTGGAAGCAGAGCCGGTGCGTGCCGTTTTTCCATACGGAGGTGAAACCTTGGCACGAGAATCCCAAATCAGCAAGTGGAACAGCCCCAGCGGACTGCTGCGCTTGCAGCGGCTGGCGATGCACGGTTTGACGCAGGCGGAGATCTGCGAACAGATCGGCGTGCCGGTGCGCACCTTCCGGCGCTGGTGTACGCAGGACCCGCGCATCAAGCAGGCCATCAGCGTAGGCGCGGAGGCAGCGCTGGCCAGCGTGGAGAACGCCTTATTCAAAAAGGCCCAGGGCGGCGACCTGGGCGCGATGTGTTTTTATCTGAAAAACCGTGACCCGGAGCATTGGAGTGAGCACCCAGAGCTGAGAGGTTACGACGGAAAGGTGGTGTTCGTGGATGACATACCCAAGACGGCAGCCCCCAAACCTGCTGAAACAGCAGCTGAAACTAAGCAGCCTGATCATCCCTGAATACTACGCCGCCCATACCGCCATCTGGTCCGGCGAGTACAACGAGTACCTGGGCGACGGCGGGCGCGGCTCGCTCAAGTCCACTTTTGCCGCCACCGAGGTGGTGCTGCTGGTAATGCGGGTGCCGAATATCCACGCCGTGGTGCTGCGTAAGGTGGGCAACACCCTTGCCACCAGTGTCTGGCCGGAATACAACCGCGTCATCGACCGCATGGGCATCCGACACCTGTGGAAGCAGACCAAAAAGCCCTACACCCTGACCTATATCCCTACCGGGCAGACCATCCAGTTCTACGGCCTGGACGACCCCGGCAAGCTGAAATCCATTGCGGTGCCGTTTGGCTATTTCGGCGTCATGCACTTTGAGGAGTTCGACCAGTACGACGGCCCGGAGGAAGTGCGAAACGTCGAGCAGTCGGTGTTCCGCGGCGGCCCGTTCAGCTTTTCTTTCAAGACCTTCAACTCCCCTGCCATGGCCCGCCACTGGGTCAACCGGTACAAGCGGGAGCCAAAGCCGAAGCAGTTCCGGCACCATACCACCTACCTGACCACCCCGCCCGAATGGCTGGGCCCGCGCTTCTTCGACGACGCCGAGACCCTCAAACAGCGGGACCCGGTAGCCTACGCCCACGAGTACCTGGGCGAGGTGGTGGGCTGCGGCACGGCCGTGTTCGAGAACCTGGAGCTGCGGCCCATCACCAGCGAGGAGATTGCCGGGTTCGACCGGCGCTACTATGGTCTGGACTTCGGCTGGTACCCTGACCCGAACCACTTCGGCGGCATGAGCTACGACCACGCCCGACAGACCATCTACATCTACGAGGAGCACCGGGCCCAGAAAGAGACCGACGCTCAGCTGGCCGAGGCGCTGAAAAAGCATCTGCACGACGAGATCATCGGCGACAGTGCGGCCAACCGCTCCATCGCCACCCTGCGTGATCTTGGCTTTTCCCGCCTGCGAGGCTGCCGGAAGTACGCCGCCCACGGCGGCACCAGCGTGACCGACGGCATGAAGTGGCTGCAGAGCCGCACGAAGATCGTCATTGACCCCCAACGCTGCCCCTGGACGGCGCGGGAGTTTTCTGAGTACGAATACGCCATCGACAAAAAGACCGGCGAGGTGATGCCGGGCTTCGTCGATGCGGCAAACCACAGCATCGACATGACCCGCTACGCCATGGAGGATGTCTGGCAAAAGAGAGGTGCACGGAACGCATGATAAACCACGCCGACATTGAAGCCATCATCGGCTGCAAAACGCTGGTCACCGACCGGATGCAGCGGGCCATCGAGGACTGGTACGACGCAGCCATTGACGGCCTGCCGCTGGACAAGAACCCCGAGACCCTCACGCTGGACCTGCCCGCCCTGATTTGTGCCGAGCTGGCCCGGCTGACCACCCTGGAGCTGGAGGCCACCGTGGAGGGCAGTGATCGCGCCGACTGGATCAACACCCAGCTGCAGCGGGTGCTCTCGCCCCGGCGCCGACGCATCTTCACAGTGGCGCTGGCCCTGGGCAGCGGCATCTGGAAGCCCTACCAGAGCGGTAAAAAGCTGGGCATTTCTTTCTGTAATGCCTCCCGCTACTTTCCCGTTGCCCACGACGTGGAGGGCAGCTTGACCGAGGGCGTGTTCATCGACACCATCCAGGATGACGGCAGCATCTACCACCGGCTGGAATGGATGCACGTCCTGGAGCGCAGGCAGGATATGCGGGACGCCGAACTGGCCATGCTGGAGGATTACGACCTTGCAGCGCCGACCCGGTTCCCCTGCATCAAGGTGGTCAATCTGGCCTTTCGCAGCGCCACCCAGGACAGCCTGGGCAGCCCCGAGGACCTGAGTATCCGCCCCGAGTGGGACGAGATCGAGCCGGTGGCCTACCTCACCGGGTTGGAAAAGCTGCCGGTGGGCTACTTCGTGACGCCCATCGTCAACAGCATCGAACCGGACAGTGAGCTGGGTGCCGCGATGTTCGAGCCAGCCCGCAAGCAGATCATCGACGCCGACGAGCAGTATACCCGGCTGGACTGGGAGTATGAGGGCGGAGAGCTGGCCGTGGACACCGACGAGCGGTTCCTCAAGCCCACCGCTGCCGGGCAGCAGCTGTCCAAGGCGCAGGCGCTCAAAGAATACGGCGTGCCTCCGGAAGCCATCGACAGCACCGCGCCCCACCACCGGGAGCGGCTGTTCCACGGCATCGACGTCAACACCGGTATTACGGACGGCACACCCTTCTATCAGGTGTTCGCCCCTGCCTTGCGTGACGGCAGCTACCTGTCCGGCCTGAACCAGTACCTGCGCAATGTGGAGAGCCATGCGGGCCTGAGCTTCGGTGTGCTCTCCCAGGTAGCCGACGTGGAAAAGACCGCCACCGAGATCATCAGCAGCAAACAGAAATTGTACTCCACTGTTTCCGACCTGCAGGCAGCCCTGGAGGACGCCCTGCGGGGCCTGATCGACGCCCTGGACTACTGGGCCGACCACATCCAGGGCGCCCCCGGCAAGGGCAAGCTGAATATCTCCTTCAAGTGGGATGACAGCATCATCCTGGACCGCCTGTCTGAGATGGCTCAGTGGCAGCAGGAGGTCAGCATGGGTCTGCGCAGCAAGACCGAGTACCGGATGCATTTCTTCGGTGAAGACGAGGAAACCGCTACACGGGCAGTGCAGGCCATCCAGCAGGAGTCTGGGGCCAACGATATCCTGAAAGGAGTGATCGACAATGGCGACGGCTAAAGAGAAATTCACCCGGATGAAGCAGACCGCCGAGCGGCTGGACTGGCTGATGTCGAATGCACGCATCCTGCGCAGCCCGGCACTGTGGGAAAAGTACTACGAAGCCCTCCGCATTGTTCGCCTGCTGGGCTTTGAGGTCACGGTGGAGGGTGGCCGCTATCACCGGGTAACGCCATGCTGACGCCGGACGAGGTCAACGGCTACGCCGGGCTCATGGCAGCCCCCTGGGACGAGCTGAGCGAGCGTATCCTGCGGGATATGGTACGCCGGATCGTCAAAGCGGGCAAGATCACCTCCACTGCAGAGTGGCAGAGCTTCCGGGCACAGGCGCTGGGTGCGAGCCGAGCCTACCTGCTGCGGCAGATGCAGGCCATCGCCCAGGAGCTGGGCCCGCAGGAAGCCGCTATGTTTGCCCGGGCAATGCAGCAGGCCTACAACAAGGACCTGCGCGATGCCGCCGCAGCGGGCCGCTCTCTGACCCCTCTAGGTGACAGCGAGGAAGCGCAGCAGCTGCTGGAGAGCGGCTACCGGCGCACCATGAACACCCTGTACAACCTGACCCAGACCCGGGCGGTGATGGGCAACCAGAACATGGTGGAGACTACCCAGCGGCAGCTGGCCTATTACCTGGACATGGCCCACATGGACGCTGCCAGCGGGGCATTCAGTTCCGACGACGCAGCCCGCCGGGCACTGAACGCCCTAGCCGCAAAAGGTGTCGGAGCCATCACCTACCCCAGCGGGCATGTGGACAGCTTGGACGTGGTGGTGCTGCGGGCCACCCGCACCGGCATCAACCAGACCGCCGGAGAGATCACCCGCTTCAACGCTGATCAGCTGGAATGCGATCTGATGGAGCTGGACGCCCACGTCGGTGCACGCACCGGCGATGGCGGGCAGGACTTGACCAACCACAGCTGGTGGCAGGGCCAGATCGTCAGCCGCAGCGGGCGGCACGGCTACCTCTCGCTGGATGACATCGGCTACGGTGACGTGCGCGGCTTCATGGGTGCCAACTGTGCTCACAACTGGGCCATGTACTGGGAGGGCGCCAGCGTGCGCAGCTACACCCCCGAACGGCTGGCCGCGATCAATGCCGCTACCGTGACCTACAACGGTAAGGACATCGGGCGGTATAAGGCCACCCAGATGCAGCGTGCCCAGGAGCGGCAAATCCGGGCCGACAAGCGGGCATTTCTTGTGGCGAAGGAAAGCGGTCAGAAGGACGCCGAAAAGGCCGCAGCCGCAAAGCTGGCGGCCTCTCGTGCGAAGCTGAAAGACTTTCTTCACCAGACCGGCTTGCAGCAGTACCAGCTGCGGGAGAGCGTGCCGGGCTTTGGCCGCAGCGAGGCCGCCAGTGCCGCAGCCCAGGCAAAGAAATGAACCGCGCTGGACTTCCTGAAATGGCCGTGTTATAATTCAGGCCAGAATAAAGGAGGTTTCACACTATGAAGATCAAGAATAAAATCCGGGCGGGTATCGTGCTGCTTGCCCTGGCCCTCGGCCTGACCGCCTGCGGCGGCAGCGCATCCAGTACTGCCAGCAGCACGGCATCCAGCGCCCCCGCCAGCTCTGTGAGCGAGAGCGCCGCAGAGAGCACCAGCGCCGCACCAGAGAGTGAGGCGCCTGCAGAATCCTCACCCCTGGACGGCATCAAGTTCACGGTGAGCAAAGTGCGCAACGACAGCACCGGCAACTGGCGTATTTCGCTGATCGCAGAGAACATCGACATGAGCGAGTATGCGTTGGACTACTACAAGCAGTATTTCACCGACGACAGTGAGATCCACTTCATCGTGAACTTCAACTACAACACCACCACGAAGATCATGGTGGTAGGTGGCCAGCTGGATGTGACCGTGCAGGACTACGTCTCCAAAGAGGAGCACGACGCCAATATCCTGGGCAGCGGCACCGTTCTGGCCGAATATTTTGTGGATAAAGAGACCGGCGAAATTGAGAAGATCCGCTGACAAATGAGCAGAACAAAAGCCCTGAAGGAATGCACCTTCAGGGCTTTTGCTGCATCAATTCATTTTTCGGATGGAGAGAAGAAATTGCTCTTTCCCAGAGGGAGATGTGATTGCCAGTTCCTCACCGGTCCGGCAGACGTTTACTTCACACCCATTCAATGGGGTGCACCCCACATCGCAGTCTCCGCGCAAAATGCTGTCCAGATAACTTACTACCTCGTTCACGCTCATCGTTGATCCTCCTGTTCTTTTGTACCACTTGCCTGAGTGAACATCTCAAGCACCTGAGCCACCGCCTGCTTTGCCTCTGGCGTGGCAGGCTCCGTGCACCAGCCTCGCTCGTAAAGGGCGACCTCTCGGCGAATCGGTGCGCTTTTGTCGAGCTCTGCAACCCAGAGCTTCAAGATGCGCCCGCCGTCGATGCCGAGCGGGCTGCCGGTCGGGTAGACCTTAGCTTCCCACTCGAAGCTGTGCCCGTCTACTTCCACCCGGCCTCGGTGCCATTGTGGAACCGGGGCGTCCCAGCCCGGGCAGCTTGCATTGTAAAAGTTCCCCAGCATCACTGTTCACCTCCGCCGTAGTCCACCACATAGCCGTTGTACACGAAGTTCTCCGCTGCCATGGCCGCATCCAGAATCCGGTTTGCATATTCGGCCGCTTCTGCTGGGCTCTTGGTCCCGAAGGACGCCCACTGGACGCCCATCCTCACCGGAGTGCCCTGCCGGGCGAAATTGCAGTTGTGGATCCGGATGCCGTCCTCCGCAGAGAACTGCTCCTGCAGCGCATCCAGCGCCGCGCCGTACACTTTCACGTTGACCTTCTTCATTGTTCAGCCCTCCTCAGTTTGCCTTGACCAGAATGCCATTGTCCAGCGCGAACCACTCACCGTCGTCCTTCTGAACAGTTCTACAGCCCTGCGCCCGGAGTAACCCCCGCATCTTTTGCAGCTGGCGCTCGGAGCACTGCATCCAGAAAAACCCGGCGAAGTTGAACCACTCGCTGCTCTGGATGTTGACACGCTGGGCCTCCGCATAAATGCGGTTGAACGCACTTGTTTTCATGATTCAGCCCTCCCTCAGCAATTCGTAATGCTTGATGCTACCGTCCACGAACTTCCGACCCTGCAGAATTTCCACGCTCTGCAGCAGGAACTCGAGGTGTGCCATGTCGATGGCCCCGCATTCACCCGGGTCACGCAGCAGCTGATCCGCCAAGACATCCTGCATCTTGACGGGGTAGCAGGTCTCCCCGACGATCTTCTCCCCGTTCTCGATCTCCACGGTGTCGTAAGTAATGTTCAGTGTCTTCATAATTACCATTCTCCCTTCATAGCCGCCTGAGCAATTGCCCGTTCTTCTTTCTCCTCGTCGAACGCCGCAGCGAACATCTGCAGCGCCCTGGCTTTGGTGATAGGCCCGAACTCCTTCACGAAGTACGCGAAGGTGCGCTCATCCCAGCACTCGACGTAACCGTCGCCGCCCTTGTTGTAGTTCTCGCGGGCCAGAGCCATGAGCTCCGCGTAGGTCAATGCACGATCTGCCATGATTCAGTCCTCCTTCAGCTCGTGCAGCAGGTTCTCCAGTGCTGCAATATTTTCTTCGTAGTACCGGCCACCACGGCGAGAGCCGCAGTAACGAGAGTAGGAGATCCTCCAGCGGCGAAGCTGCTCCTTGCAGGCAGCCACCGGGTCGGCGACCGCCTTGATCTCGTCAATGCTCATGCGCTCCATAGCTCAGTCCTCCTTTTTGAACCAGCTGCTCGGCGCGAACAGCTGGTACTGATAAACCTTCGTGCCCGCATACGTGCGGACCGGTGTGACTAAGCCGGTGTCCTGATCCATGAGGTTCTCGATCTCGGGGACCAGGTCGTCAGTGTCCAGCTGGAAGCCAGTCTGGTAGCTGTTCACGACCACCGTCTCACCGTAACATTCTCGAACATCCGTGGCCACCATCAGGGGTTCCATGTGCAGCTTCTCAGCCAATGCAAACAGTTCAGATTTTTTCATTTTTACGTTTACCTCCGTTGTTTTTTCGTTACTTTTCTTTCGATGGCTGTATGTTACCTCTGCGCAAGCACAAAGTCAAGTTGTTTTTGATTTATTTTTTAATCTCTTTTTGCTGTTGACTTTTGCCAGGGACCGTCATATGCTTGTGGCAGAAAGGAGTGACCAGACATGACCACATCATCCAGGGTAAAAGCCCTGCTGGAACTGACAGAAACCGACCAAGGCAGCTTTGCCGCAGCGTTCGGCATGACCACTCCGCAGGCCATGAGCAACAAGCTGCGCAGGGACAGCTGGTCGGCAAAAGACCTCGCCAAAGCCGCCGAGATCTGCGGCGCAAGGCTGGCGTTCATCCTCCCGGATGGCTCCCAGCTTATCCTCGCCCCGGACGAGGAGTGACCGCTACACAGCAAAACGCCCCGCCTCACGGAGGACAAACCTCCCGAGGTGGGGCGTTTCCTTTTGCCCAAAGATGCAACATTTATCTCTGCGATTGCAACATTCAACGACATATAAACTTTGTATGCACGAAAAAGTGAGTGTTCATGCGGATTTTCGGGGCAAAACATACAGAACATACTCAAACTCTTATCCTGACCCTGAACAGAAGAAAATAAGAGTATATACATGCGAGAACGCGCTTGATGCCCGCACGCGTAGGGTTTTATGGAATTTCTGTAGTCAATGTATGCTTGTAGTCAAACCAACTCGTAACGTTTTTGCTCCCCGGGATGTGATAGGATAATCCCAGATCACACCGCGCACCCGGTGTCAGAGAGGTGCAGAGGGCCCGCGCACGGCAGCGCGACACCAACGCCGTAGGCCCAACGGGAGGTAAAACATGAGACGTGAGGATTTGAAAGCCATCGAAGGTCTGACCGAGGAGCAGATCAACGCAGTCATGCGTCTGCACGGTCTGGACGAAGCCGCCCATCAGGCCACCGTACAGGGCCTGCAGGCGCAGCTGACCACCGCACAGCAGGGTCTGGCGGCCTTCGAGGGCGTGGATGTCAATGATCTGCGCAGTCAGATCACCAGCCTGACCAATCAGCTGAACCAGCAGGCCGCAGAGTTCACTTTCACCGGTGTGCTGCGCGCTGCCGCTCATGAGGCGGGTGCTCTGGATGAGAACGATGCTATCGCATTGCTGCCGGACAGAGCTACACTGCGCGAGAGCAAGAACCAGGACGAGGACGTCAAGGCAGCCTTTGCTGACCTCAAATCCCGCAAGCCGTATCTGTTCCAGCAGGGCGCTCCCGTCCCGCAGGACGACGGCGCAGGCCCGCAGCCGAACACCGAGCCGCAGGAGCCCGCCAACCCGATCATCGTCCCGAAGCCCCGCAGTCAGGGTGGCAGTGCACAGCCCACCCTGCAGGAGTTTCTGCAGATGACCGGCGCGGAACGCATGGCCCTGCGCACCCGCAACCCGGCGCTTTTCCAGCAGCTCTCCGCACAGATCAGAGCTGCTCGACACTGACGAGGTAACTAAACTATGCCTATTCCCGGCACTTTTGGCGGTTTTCCGTTTGACCCCGAGGTCTACCAGGGCTTCGTGGATCAGGAGGCCACCTTCTCTGATTCCATCCTTGCCTCCGGTATTCTGGCAAGCGACCAGAGCCTGGCCGCTTCTCTGGACAACGGCGGCACGATGGGCACCATCCGTTTCTATAACCCGCTGGACCCTGACACCGATGCCCCGCTGGTCCGTGATGGCACCACTGACAACGTGCCCACCGAGATCTCCGGCGGCAAGCAGTCCTGGATCCGCATCGACCGTATGAAGGCCTGGAAGGCCACCGAGCTGACCCGTGAGCTGACTGCAGCCGACCCCATGGCCGCTGTTGCCCGCAACACCGGACGCTACTGGCGCATGTACAAGCAGAGCCTGCTGGTCAAGCTGGTGGATTCCGTTCTGGGCCTGTCCGGGCTGGCAAACCATACCCTGACCGTCAAGACCGGCGGCGTCACCGCCAACCAGCTGATCGATGTGCAGCAGTCCGCCCTGGGCGACTTCTCCGGCAAGTTTGGTCTGCTGGTGGTGCACTCCAAGATCCTGGCCGAATACAAGAAGCTGGGCCTGCTGAACTACAACAAGTACGTAATCACCAACGTGCTGCAGAAGGAAGTCAGCCTGCCCACCATCAATGGTCTGGTCGTGGTCGAGAATGACCGCGGCACCGACGACGGCACCAACTACAACAGCTTCCTGCTGGGTCAGGGTTCCGTCCTGACTGCCGATCCTAAGGTCATCACCCCGGACTACACCGAGTATGATGCGGCCAAGGCAGGCGGCACCGATATCCTGTACAATAACCGCTCCTTCATCCTGCACCCGAACGGCGTCTCCTTTGACGGCGATAAGATCAACAAGCCCACCCCGACGGATGACGAGTTCACCAACAAGGCAAACTGGGCGCTGAAGTTCGACCACAAGAACGTGCGCATGGGCAAGATCACCATCCCCAAGGCAAACTTTGCCGAGGAATGAGCTATGAACAGCTGGCTCACCTACCCTGAGTTTACCGCCCGGTATCCCGGTGCGGCGCTGACGGAGGCGGACTTCACACCGCTTGCCGCAGACGCAGCTCTGTTCATCCTGGGTGCTACCCGCTGGTGCGCCGGTCTGGCTGACACCGAAGAACAGATCAACCAGCTCCGGGAGTGTCAGGCCAGGCTGGTGTATCTGGCGTCCGGGCTGGACACCGCCTGGGACGGCGTGACCAGCGTGAACAATCACGGCTACACCGAGAGCTATGCCTCCGGGCTGGACAAGCAGGCCTATCTGGGGAGACAGCAGCAGTGGATCGTGACCGAGGTGCTCTCTGCACCGGTCACCCGCTGGATGCTGTGCCAGGGAGGGGCCTACCGCCCGCCCCGCAGACGCTGAGAGGAGGGCTGCCTATGCGCAAACCCCTTCTCGCAACAAAGAGTGTCACGCTGGTGCATTGCATCCGGCAGGGCACTGGCAGCACCAGCTATACCACGGTGCTGTCTGGCGTGAGCTGCCGGGAAGTGGCCGCAGCCGGTACCGGCGCACAGTCTGGTGCAGGCCCCGGCTTTGCCCCGAAAAGCAGCTCCGAGATCTGCGTTTTTGTCGGGCACAGCACAGCCGCCCCGCAGAGCGGCACAGCAGCCTCGATGGACGCGGCAAGCACATTTCTCGCCCCTGCGGCATTCAAAGCCGCAGACGAGGCCGCAAGGGACTGCCATTGGACGCTGGCGCCGGAGGACAAGGTAGCACTGCCCAGCGGGCGCACTGGCACCGTCACCAGCGTACAGGACAACCGTGACGGGCGCTGCCCGCACTGGTATGTGGAGGTGACGTGATGAGCGGTCCGATCAGCCTCGGCATCCGCTGGGACCCGAACTTTAAGCCACGCACCGAGGCAGGCTTTCAGCGCCTACAGAAGGAAGCGGACGGCGAGTTCATCCGGCTGGTGACGCCCTACGTTCCGCTGCGCACTGGTGCTCTGGCAGACAGCGCCAAGGACAGCACGGTGCTGGGCAGCGGTCTCATCCGACACACCACGCCCTACGCAGCGGCACAGTATTACCGCTTACCCTGCGGGCAGGGCGTCCGTGAGGACGGCAAAGGCCCGCACTGGGGTGAGCGCTGCGTCAACGACCACAAAGAGGACTTCGTGTCCTTCGTCAAAACCCGCGCCAAGGAGGTCAACAAATGAGTCAGACCGCAGACATCCAAGCCATGCTGGACTGGCTGGCCTCCTGCCCGCTGGCAACGGCGCTGGGCGACGACGTGGTGTTCTCCATCGAGTACCTGGGTGCAGAGACCACACAGGTACAGTTCTCGCTGGAATCCACCCCCACGGCAGCGATACTGGAACAGTTTTTCCTCGGCAGCCGCCGGGCGAAGAATTATGTTCTCGCATCCCGCATGGAGTATTCCCCCGAGGCGGTCCAGCAGGCTGCGAACAGCGCCTTCTGGGACGAATTTGCCAAGTGGGTGGAAAAACAGTCCGCCCGGCGGAACCTCCCGGTGCTGTCCGGCGATAAAACCGCCGAAAAGGTGGTCTGCCTGTCCCCTGGCTATATCATGAGTCAGGATGCCAGCAGCTGCCGCTTTCAGATTCAACTCCAACTCCAGTATTACCAGAAAGGGAGATAACCTATGACTGTTGCTGAAACTTTGGCCGCTCTCAAGTCTGAGAAGGACATTGAGCCCAGCGCCGACTATGCAGGCGAGGAGAACACCGACGACTTCATCCTCGCCATTCAGACTGATAAAACCAAGCAGACCAAAGAATCCGCATGGATCGTCTGCGCCGACCACGTGAAGGAGCACTCCGGCTCCCTGAATGCTTCCACCACGGACGAGGCGTTCATCCGCACCGGTACCGTCACCACCAAGACCGGCACCCAGCGCACCCTTGCTGTCAACGGCAACCGCTGCGTAGGCGACGCATTTCAGGATTTTGTGCTGAGCCACAAAATCAAGTACGGCACCGGTAAGGACGTGATCGTACCCTACGTCTACTTCAGCGTCCGCACCGGCAAGGGCGAGACGGGCAATGCTTCTCTGGTCGTCACCAGCGATGTGGGCGGCTCCGCAAACGCCCCCGCCACTTTTGCGGTGGATGTTAAGGCGGTGGGCACTCCCAAAGCCTTTGACTACCTGACCGACGTCACCGCGTAACATAAAACCAATATCGCCCCTGTCACCTCTGGCAGGGGCGCATTTTATAGGAGGTACAGATACATGATCATCTGTGGGCAGGAATTTGAATTTTCGGCGCTGAACGCTAACGACCTCGACCGTATGAACGCGGCACAGCAGCACATGCAGGCGGCTTCTGACCGCGAGAGCAAGCGCGCGCACACGGGCCCCGCCGACATCCTGCGCGGCCAGTGCCGCCTTATGATGGGCTACTTCGACGAGTTGCTGGGCGAGGGCGCATCAGAACGTCTGGGCCTGGACGGAAACAACTTCGGCGCATGTGTCCGTGTGACGAACGCCATCAAGGAAGCCATCGCCGCAGAACAGGCCACCGTAAAGCAGGCGGCTGCAATGCCCATGAACCGCGAGCAGCGCCGTGCCGTTGCCAAACAGAAAAAGACCGTCCCCTACAAGGTCATTTCTACGCCCAAGACTACGACCGAGGACACCTTCATCCGTGGTCAGACTGAGGTCTCTTACGGCGGTGAGCCCGACGTGGTGGTTCCCGCTCTGACCGACGAGCAGAAAACCGAGCAGCTGATCGATGCCCGGCAGGCCGTAGACGCTCTGCGGGACGATCCTGATGCCATGCAGCAGCTGGCGGCATACGCACTGCAGATCGCCGCAGAGCGCCATGTCTGATCTGCTGCTGGACGAGTTGCCCACCCGGTGGCACGGACACGAGATCGTCCCGGATTTCCGGCCCATGGTCTGGCTGGTCAACTCCTATGTCCGGGGCAGTGTTAACACCGACCCGGTGGGCTTTGCCCGGAGCGCAATTTGGCGCTTTTACAAGGACCCGCACTGCTTTCTGACGGACGACCAGATGCTCTTTGACGGCTACCAGCACCTGCTGGAATTTTATCAGGCAGGTGAAAAGGCGGCATCCGGTGGTGACACTTCCGGCGTTTCGGAGGCACCAGCTACACTACCCTTTGACTACCAGTGCGACGCACCGTATATCGTGGCGGCGTTCCAGCGGCTGTACGGCATCGACCTGACGACCGAGCACGTCCACTGGTTCCGCTTCCGGGCACTGCTGCGGGGCGTGATCGGCGAGGACTGCATGTTCAGCCGCATCATCGACTGGCGCACCGCTGACCTCGCCGAGATGGACCCGGAGAAGCGCCGCTTCTACGAGGAAAAGCGGGAGCACTTCGCGCTGCCGCCGGAGCTGAGAGGGGGTGCTGCTCATGTCGAGACCCTGGATGATCACAACCGTGCCTTCCTCGCACGCTTCCAGCAGCGTTGAGCGCGTGCCGGTCCCCTGCCCCTACTGCGGCCGGGCGTTACCTGTATGGGCAGAAAACGCCGCAGTCGCCCACGGCTTGTGGGTCAAATGCAAAAATCCCGCCTGCAAGCGGGAAATCGAAATAAAACTTTAAGCCTGTGCCCTTGTGCCCGCGCTCACGACTGAGAGGTGGACACATTGGCAGACTACAGCATTACCGGCGATACCAAGCTGGACACCAGCGGCTTTACCAAAGGCGTATCCAGCATGACGGTGGCCGCCGGTAATCTGATTGCAGACCTGACTAAGACCGCAGGCAGCAAGCTGGCCGGTCTGGCGCAGTCTTCGGTCAGCGTCGGCATGAGCTTTGATGCGTCCATGTCCCAGGTGGCTGCCACTATGGGCACCACGGTGGACCAGATCGACAGCCTGACCAAGGTCGCCAAAGAGATGGGCTCGACCACAAAGTTCACCGCTACACAGGCAGCGGACGCTCTGAACTATCTGGCACTGGCAGGCTACGACGCCGACAAAGCCGCCGAGGTGCTCCCCAGCGTGCTGAACCTGGCCGCAGCGGGCGGCATGGACCTAGCCTATGCGTCCGACCTCGTCACCGATGCCATGGCCTCGCTGAACATCGAAGCCAACAAGCAGAATGTGGATGAGTTTGGCAACAAGCTGGCCATGGCCGCCAGTAAGGCGAATGCCAATGTGGCACAGCTGGGCGAAGCCATCCTAACGGTGGGCGGCACCGCTGCCAATCTGAAGGAAGGCACCACGGAACTGACCACGGCGCTGGGCCTGCTGGCAAATGTCGGCCTGAAAGGCGCAGAGGGCGGCACCCACCTGCGCAATATCATCCTGTCTTTGCAGTCGCCCACCAAAGATGCCAGCAAGGTCATGCAGGAGCTGGGGCTCGAAGTCTATGACGCGCAGGGCAACATGCGTGGGCTGGATGACATCCTCACCGACCTGAACGACGCCATGTCCGGCATGACCCAGGGCGGCAAGGACAGCGTCATCAATGCACTGTTCAACAAGACCGACCTTGCTGCTGTCAACGGTCTGCTGGCAGCCCAGGGTGAACAGTGGGAGACGCTGGCAGATCAGATCGACGCAGCAGGCGAAGCCACTGGTGACGGCCTCGGCGCGATGGAACAGATGGCCGAGACCCAGATCGACAACCTGCAAGGCGCTGTGACCATCATGTCCTCGGCATTTGAGGGCTTGCAGCTGGCCATCTATGACGAGCTGGAGCCCACCCTGACCGATGTGGTCAAGTGGGGCACCGATTGCCTCACCCAGCTGACCACCGCCCTGTCGGAAGGCGGGCCCGAAGCCATGCTGGCCGCTGCCGGAGAGATCCTCTCCGATCTGGCGGCGGGCATCGCGGCGCAGCTGCCCGGGCTGATGCAGTCCGGTGTGGATATCATCACCCAGCTGACGCAGAGCCTGAGCGACGCAATGCCCGCTATGCTTGACACCGGTGCACAGGTACTGGGCGCTCTGGTGCAGGGGTTGTCAGACAGCATCCCTCAGCTCCTGAGCTCTGCGGTTCAGATCATCTCCGATTTTGCGTTGTATCTGGCTGATAATGCCGACGCCATCTACGATGGCGGGCTTCAGCTAGTGGAGAGCCTCGTCGTCGGCATCACCGACAATCTGCCCCAGCTGATCACCGCCGCCGCCGTGCTGATCGCCCGTTTTGTGGCAGCCTTTATCTCGCACCTGCCCAAAATCCTCGAGTGCGCCGGTGCCATGCTGACCACTCTGGTGGACGGCATTGTTCGCGGGGCCGAAAATTTGGCCGAAGCGGCCCTTGCCTGCGTTGCCGAGCTGCTCGGCGTCTGGGACGGCAGCATGGACGACTGGGGCAGCATCGGTGTCAACATCGTTAAGGGCATCCAGGACGGTATCCTTAGCTGGTGGGACAATCTAGTCTCGTCGGTGCAGGAAAAGGTCAACGGCATGATCTCCACGGTCAAGAGCCTGCTGGGCATCCACTCGCCTTCCAAGGTGTTCTCCGAGATTGGTGTAAACGTCTGCGCCGGTTTGGCCCAGGGTCTGACCAAGGGTGACCGTCAGGTAAAAAACGCTGCTAAGACCGTAGTCGCGTCCGTCACCGACAGCACGACAGAGCTGGAGGGCCAGGTCACCCGCACAGTGGAAACTGTGACGCAGCAGATGGCCAGCGGCGCGATGCAGCAAAAGCAGACCATGGAGACCGTCCGGGAGACGGCAAAAACGGTCACCTCGACCTTTGACACGCTGGTGGACGGCGTCAAGACCACCACCCAGACCGTGACCGAGACGCTCACCGACGGCACGGAGACCCAGAAAAAGGTCATCACCGAGACCTACGACGACGTGGTGGACGGGGCCCTCGTGACGGTGGAGCGGGTCAAAACAATTGCTGCTGACGGCACCGAACAGGTGGCCGAGCAGGTTAAAAAATCTGCAGCGGACACGCTGGACGGCCTGTGGAAAGAGCTGCAGGAAAAAGCCAACGAGGGCGTGCTGGGCACCTTTGACGACCTGTACAGCGCCGTCAAGAATCAAGACTGGCTGGGCGTTGGCGAATGGGTGGCAAAGACCATCTACGGCGGCCTGACCGCCGATCAGAAGAAGCAGATCGAGGACTACGCCCTCGGGCTCGTGGGCAAGATCAACGGCGTGCTGGGCCAGTACCAGCAGCAGATCGCCGCCAAGGCGTGGGACATCGGCACCCAGATCTGCAGCGGCCTGACGAACGGCTTTGCCGACGTGTGGCAGCAGGCGTCCCAGCTGGGCAGCACCCTCACCAGCATTTTCACCGGGCTCAAGGGCCCCCTGAGCAACGCGGCCACAGCCATCAGCAAGGGCCTGCAGGGCGGCCTGCTGTCCAGCTTCCCGTCCATCTACGCGGGCGTGGCGGGTATGATCGGCAGCATCGGCGCGGCCTTTGAGGGCATGATGACCGCCATCTCTGCGGCCCTGAACGCAACCGTTTTTGGCATCCCGATGGGCGTCATCGTGGCGGGTGCAGCCGTGGCGCTGGGCATCGCCATCGCGGCCATCGTCAGCAAGCTGGGCGGCTCTAAAAAGAGCTCCGGCGTGTCCGGCGGCGGCAGCGTTTCTGGCGGCAGCGGTGGCTCCGGCGGCATCAGCGGCGATATCGACATCTCTACCGGCACCGGCAGCCTGGAGGACGCCATCAACGCCAACACCAAGGCGCTGACCAAGACCAACGCTGCTCTGGCCGACATGATCCGGCAGGCGGGCAGCCTGGTGCTGTCCGACAATATGCGGCTGGGCAGCACCGTGGCCGCGTCCGGCACCGCGCAGGTGCGTGCTGCTGCCAGCAGCTACCACCGCGAGGGCGACACCACCATCAATCAGTACATCCAGAGCAAGGCCCAGTCTGCGGCTGACCTTGCCCGCGAGACCCGCTGGGAGGCCGACAAGACCCGCCGCCAGCGCAGAGGATAAGGAGGGGCACCGTGCTTTTTAAGGACCACTTAAAGATCGTCACCGACGCCGGTGCCGTCCTGCATCTGGGCTGGGACTACGACATGCCCTACTTCCTCGACCCGCTCAATGGCACCGACGTAGACCTGCAGACGGCACAGGGCATCAACCAGACCGGCACGACCGTGGAGCGGCAGAGCGTCTCCGGCGTGTCCCGCACGCTGGATGTAACATTCTGGGGCAGCAACAAGCTTGCCAACGCGAACTTCTTCACCCGATGCTTGCCCTACTTCACAAAGGGCACCCTCTACTTCGGTGACCGGTACTTCGCGCGGTTTGTGCTGCAGAAAACACCCTATTTTGCCAGCTACACGCCGGACCCGCGCTGCAGCCTCATGCTTTACACCCCGAAGCCCTACTGGTACGACCTGACCGCCGTCAGCAGCGTGCTGGGCGGCTTCCGGCCAGCGTTTTCGTTCCCCGTCTGCTACGACAGCCACACCTATGGCATCCGGCAGGACGGCACCATGGCAGTGCTGCGAAACGACGGCAGCCTGCCGGTGCCCTTCATGGCCACCCTGAGCTGCACCGTCACACCGGTGGTACACCCGAAGGTGGTAGACCTGCGCACCGGCGCGTACATCGGCTTTGACCTGACCTTGCAGCCTGATGACACACTGGAAATCTACCGCAGCACGTCCGACCGGCTGGCCGTGGCGCTGACCCATGAGGGCATCACCACAAACTGCTTTGCCGCGTTGGACGAGGACAGCACCCTCACTGAGCTGCAGCCCGGCGACAACGTGCTCAGCCTGCAGGCCGAGAGCGGGGCCAGCTATCTGCGGGCATCCGTGAGCTTTTATCCGATGGAGGCGGGCATCCTGCCCGAACCGTTATGAGACTGGACGTGTTAGACGCCGTCACCCTTGCCCGCGTGGGCTGGGTGGATGTGTGGGTGTCCTTCTACTGGGACAGCCCGTATTACTCCGAGGGCGGCTTTACCCTTGAGGTTAGACCGACGACCGAGAACCTGCAGCTCCTGCAGGAAGGCCGCTGGGTCGTCCGCAGCGATGAAACGCCCCGCATCCCCATGCGCATCTGCAGCAGGGCCAACCAGAACGCGGACGCGAACCTCGTGGTGAGCGGCTACCCGGCAACATGGCTGCTGACAAAGCGCGTCTCGGCTGCGGTCATCAAGGAGCAGAACGCCGAACAGGCTATGCGCAGCCTGGTGAGCGCCATGCAGCCGTGGCCGCGTTTGGAGCTGGGCACCGAGTACGGCTTTGACACCACCTTTGATAAGCAGACCTCCGGCGGCACTGTGTTCGACTACTGCCAGACCATCGGGCAGGCCTGTGATTTGGGCTTCCGCATCGTGCTGGACGGCACCGGCGCGGAAAAGCGCCTGCTGTTCGAGTGCTTCCGCCCCACCTTCGACCCCAACAACCGGTTCAGCCCCAAGTGGGGCAACCTGCTGAATGCCGGGTGGAGCTTTGCGGACACCGACTACGCCAACGTCGCTCTCGTGCAGGGCGCGGGCGAAGGCAGTGCCCGGGCCACCGTCTGGGTGGGTGACGTGGACACCACCGGTGCAGACCGGCGCGAGATGTACATCGACGCCCGGGACATCCAGCCCGACGAGGACAGCGGCGAGACCACCGCCAGCGCATCCTACTTGCAAAAGCTGGCCGACCGGGGCGGCGAAAAGCTGCTGGCCCAGCTGCGCACCGGCAGCATTGAGTTTGACGTGGACGACGATGCTTTGCAGGTGGGCGACGTGCTGAGCGCCAGCCTGCCCCAGCTGGGCTACACCGCCATGGTGCGCGTGGCCGACATCATCACCCAGAGCCAGGACAGCGGCACCACCCGCACCATCCGGCTGGGCACCCCCAGCTGGCACAAAACGTAAAGGAGGACCTATGAGCGACATCATAACTTACCCCGAAAACGGCATCACCTACGACGCCGACGACGCATCGGGCTACCTCGCCACCCGGCAGAGCGGCGTATACAGCGCCGAGGAGGACTTCGCGGTCTCCATCTCGGGCGAGCTGAGCCTGACCGTCAGCGCGGGTCAGGCATGGGTGCGCCCGTCCCGGTTTAAGGGCAGGAGCATCATCATGGAGCAGCCTACCACGCTGGCACTGACCGCCGCCGACCCGGTGCGCACCCGCATCGACCGCGTGGTGCTGCGCTACGACGCAGCGGCCCGGCAGACGCGCCTGCAGGTGCTGGAGGGCACGCCGGACTCGGCCAGCCCCACAGCCCCGGCGATCACCCGCACGGCGCTGGTCTACGACCTCTGCCTTGCCGAGATCACCCGCCCTGCAGGCTCCACGGCCATCACCACCGCGAACCTCACCGACACCCGCGCGGACGAAGACGTCTGCGGCGTCATGCGGGACGGGGTCACTGGCATCCCGACAGCGCAGCTCATCGCCCA